AACTGTGTTTACAAATCATTGAAGCTGATAGAATCTGCAATCCACAAAATTTATTTTCTTTGGATCAAAAGATAGTCAATGGTGTTGAGATTGACTTTAAAGGCGAAGTTGTTGCATACCATGTTGCACACTATCACCCATCTTCTTCAATGTCTGGACAGAACAAATGGGAACGTATTGAAAAATCGGGCAAGAAAACTGGCAGACCCAATATTTTGCACTTGATGGAAATGGAAAGACCTGAACAAAGACGTGGTGTACCAATTTTAGCGCCAGTATTTGAATCATTGAAACAGTTGGCACGTTACAGCGAAGCTGAACTTATGGCTGCTGTTATTTCGGGTATGTATACCATTTTTGTCACAACAAAAGCACCTGAAAATAGTGGTGATTTTGATGGTATTAATCCTGCTGAATTATTAGATCCAGAAGATGAAGGTGCAGTGGAAATTGGCAATGGTTTAGTGAACTATCTGAACGAAGGAGAATCTATTCAAGATTCTAATCCTGGTCGCCCTAATGCTGCCTTTGATGGATTTGTCACATCTGTCTGTCGTCAAATAGGCGCAGCTCTAGAAATTCCATATGAGGTATTAATGAAACATTTCACATCTTCTTATTCAGCATCACGAGGAGCCTTATTAGAAGCTTGGAAAATGTACAAACGTAGGCGTGATTGGTTGGCCAATGATTTTTGTCAGCCAGTGTATGAAGCATTTTTAACTGAAGCAGTTGCAAGAGGTCGTATATATGCGCCAGGATTCTTTGATGATCCATTAATTCGTAAAGCCTATTGTGGTGCTGAATGGAATGGGCCTACACAAGGGCAATTAGATCCTAAAAAAGAAGTTGAGGCTGCAATTTTACGAGTGGAAGCAGGCTTCAGTACACGTACACGAGAAACAACTGAATTAACAGGTGGTGATTTCTTCGCAAATCATACCTTACGTGTGATGGAAGAAGAAGCAAGACGAGCAGCAGGGTTTGCAGCACCTGTAAACATTAATATCAATAGTGATAATACAAAAAGTAATGATGATGAATCTACAGATTAGAAAGGAGGTGGAATAGAATGAAAATCAGTGTTAAAGGACCAATCATTAACGATGGTGATCAATGGATTTATGATTGGTTTGGTATTCCAGCAACTAGCCCCACTAAGGTGTCTAACGCCATTAATAAAGCTATGTTAAATCAAACGACTGACATTACAGTGTTGATTAATAGTGGTGGTGGTTCTGTTTTTAGTGCTTCAGAAATTTATACAGCTTTAAAGTCTTTTTCAGGTAATGTCAAAGTTGAAATTGTGGGTATAGCAGCAAGTGCAGCATCTGTTATTGCAATGGCTGGAACAGTCGTTGAGATGTCACCAACAGCACAATTGATGATTCATAATGCATTAACATCAGCAGTTGGCGACTATCAAGTAATGGATCAGACAAGTGACTTTTTACAAAACGTCAACAAATCAATTATGAATGCATACACAGCCAAAACTGGCAAAGACGAAACCTATTTAAAAACCATGATGGATAACGAAACATGGATGACAGCTCAACAAGCTCTTGAACATGGTTTTATCGATAATATTATGTTTGAACAGGAAAAAAGTGCAGCTGCTAATACTAATCATTCTGATTTGGTGAATGGTGAATTACCTCAAGAGGTTCTTGATAAAGTTAGGAATCAACTATTAAAAGATAAATCGTTAAATACAATGAATAGCGTTACACCACCAACACCAAACAAGCTTGAAAATAACAAGGAGGACAATCCAATGGATTTAGATAAATTAAAGAATGAACATCCAGACTTATATGAAAAAGTGAAAAATATCGGCTTTGAAGAAGGTCAACAAGCTGAGAATACTAGAATTAAGGAAATTGAAGAATTAGCAACACCAGGAAATGAAAATCTTATTCAGGCTGCTAAATTTGAAAACAATTCAACAGCTGCAGAGTTGGCAGTTGCTATTGTAAAAGCTGAAAAGGCTAAAGGTGCAAACTTCTTACAAAATGTACAAAAAGATGCTGAGCCTTTGAATGAAGTACCAGGCAATCAAACTGTAGCAGGCCAAGAAAAAGATGCTGATGTTGTGGCAAGCTTTGTTGGTATTTGGAAAGGAGGTCAATAAGATGGGTAACTTACGTTCAAAAGTTGGCGAGTATGTGCCAGATAATTTAATTGCTGATGTGTCATTCCCTGTGCAAGTAGGAAGCGTAAAATTAGCAGGAGGACAAGGGAATTTATTACGTGGCACCGTAGTTGGTAAAAATCCAACAGGGCTATTTGTAATTACTGATTCGGCTCAAAACATTACAGCTGATGCTATTTTAACAGATGATATAGACACAGGTGTTGAAGGTACAGAAGATGTAGTAACAACAGTCTATATTTCAGGACCATTTAACCGAAAAGCTTTAATTTTTGGGGGAACAGATACATCTGAAAAACACGAAGAATTATTACGTACGAAAGGCATTTACTTAAAGGCAGTCCTTTAAGAAACGGAGGTTATTCGAGATGAATTATTTATATAAAACTCAAACATTATTACAAGCTATTATTAGCATGCCAAAGGTGCATACATTCTTGCGTGATACATTCTTTCCTAAAACAGAGACATTTGTAACTGAGGAAGTATTAATTGATTACAAAAAGGGAAAACGCAGGATGGCTCCATTTGTAGCACCAAGAGTTGGCGGAATCACTATTAAACGTGATGGATTTAAAACCGAAAAAATCAAAGCTCCACGTCTTGCTCCACAACGTGCTATGACGATTGATGATATTAGTAATCGTTCAATTGGTGAAAATGTATTTAGTACAAAAACGCCAGCACAACGACAAAAAGAGTTATTGGCTACTGATTTACAAGAACTTGGTGAATCTATTGATAGACGCGAAGAATGGATGTCTGGACAAGTTTTATTTAAGGGATCCGTTGATCTAAGTGGTTATGCTAATGATAAATTAACTGAAAAAGTGGAGCAACACATTGATTATGAGTTTGACCAAATAGAAATATTATCAGGTACAGATTTATGGACACATGCTGAAGCTAATCCTTATGACGATCTTTCTTCTTGGAGAAAAGCAATTATCAAAAATTCAGGGATCTCACCTGATATTGTCATCTTAGGTGAAAAAGCAGCTGAAGCATTTATCAATAATCCAAAAATTAAGGAACTTTTTGATAAATTAAACATCAATTTAGGGCTTATTCAACCATCCATTCAAACAGATGCAGTAACGTTTATTGGGAAATTACCAGGCTTAGGTCTTGAAATTTATTCATATGACGATTACTACGAGGACGAAAACGAAGAATTGCAACCATATGTCCCAATAGATAAGGTGCTTATGGGTAAAAAAGCTTCAGGCGGATTCGCATATGGTGCAATTACACAAATGGAAGAGGGAGACAAGTTTGCAACATATGAAGGCCGTTTGGTTCCAAAAACATGGTCTGATCGTGAAAATGAAACGTTCATGGTTCGTATTTCGGCTCGCCCTGTACCAAAGCCTGCAGATGTAAACAGTTGGCTTGTAGCTACAGTTGTATAGGAGGGATTTTTGATGAAATTACGAGCCCTACAACGAATTAAACACGATGGTGTACGTTATGAAAAAAATGATTTGTTACATGTTGAAGATACAAAACTTGCTCAAAGATTAATTAATTTGCGTGCTGCAGTTGCTGAAGGTGTTTCTGAATCATCGCATACACATTTTCCATCCATGAATGATCAAATAGAATCTGAAAACATTGAATCTGATGATGAGTTAACAGACCAAGAAGTTGCAGACTTATTGGACAAACATTTTAAACCTGATGTTTTAAAAGATGATGCTAAAGAATTAGGGTTAGAGTTTGCTGGAAATATTGGTAAGAAAAAATTAATTGAATTAATCATCCAAAATGAGTTAGAGAATCATTTCTTAGATCAGATTCCTGAATAAGGTGGTGATTACATGGATTTCAAGGCGAGCCTCTTAGAAGATCTTGATCAAGTATTTCTTGATGATGAAGAGTTTGCAGAAAAAGCAATAATCGGAAAAAAAGAGCCTAAAGAAGTAACAGTCCTTATCGATAACGATATGTTAAAAAAGATGTCTAAAAGTAATGAGAAGCTTGCTGATAGTGAGCTTCTTTTTTATGTGGCTTTTGATGCTCTTGGCTATATGCCACAAGTAGAAAAAATACTCTATTTTAATGACAAAGAGTATCGTGTTACAAGTTCAAAAAATGAAATGGGTTTGTTACAAATTGTTTTATCTAGGGTGACAGGATGACTATTCGAATTAATGTCACAGCGAGCCGTATGAGAGAAATAGAGGAAACTTTAGGTGAAATGCGTCATCAAGCTCCGATAGCCGTTAATCGTGCTTTAAATAGGGCAATAACGAATGTTGCGAGCAACTTATCTAAAGAAGTCCGAAAATACTATCATGTAAAAGCTTCATCTGTAAAGGAAACGATGACAACAACAAAATCATCACCTGGCACCCTTGCAGCAGAAGTACGGGCAAGTGGTAAACCATTACCGTTAGATCGTTACAAGGTGTCTCCTAAAACAGTAAATCCAAAGCGTAAAGGACAATTAAAAATTGCTGTAAAAAAAGATGGTGTAAAACAAATAATGGGTGCCTTTATCGTAAATTTACATGGTATTAAGGTATTCAATCGCACCGGTGAATTTAATTATCCATCAAAAGGATCCTACAAAGGTAAAGGCATAAAACGAGAAATGGTTGATAGGTTATTTGGACTTTCGGTGCCACAGATGATGGATGATGCACCAATCGTAGATACAGTTTATGAGGAAGCAAGTGATACCTTTGAAAGACGCTTACAGCATGAAATTAATAATATACTAAGTCGGGCAGGAGGAAGATCATGACACCAGCTGATTTACAAAATGAATTAATGAAACGTATCGAATGGATCTTGAGAGATTTTCCTTTAAAAACACCATACAATGATCCAACAAAGTTCAAAGTGTACAAACAGCATCCTCCAGAACAGGATGCAGAAGATCATGAGGATCGTGATGAATGGGAAAAGAAAATCTATCCATTTGTTTCTGTAAAGCTATTAGGTGGAGTGAAAGAAGATAATCAAACAACTCAATCAGAGCCTATATTACTGATGATTGGTGTAAGAAATGAAGATATTGATGGTAAAGGTTTTGATGATGCTCTAGCAGTTGCCCAAGCAATCATCAATGATTTAAATCAAAACCCTGTAGTCGATAAAAGGTACCCAATACAATATCCAATGAAATGGACACCTTATGAGGAAAATACATTTCCTTATTTTTTTGTAGGGATAGAGCTTGCATTCGAAATGTTTACTATGACATACCAGGGAGGGAAATAATATGTCGACAAAAGAAATTAAAGAAAAGATTTTAACTGAAGGAAAGCCTACACCTGAAATGGTGGAACAGGCGGTTGTAACTTCTGTAGAAAATAAAGAAAAGCTTTCAACTGAGGAAGATCCTACACCTGAATTGGCGGAACAGGTAGTTGCACCTTCTATGCAAAAAATTTATATTGGTCCAAATTTATTATCCATGACAACTTATACAGTCATTGAAGATAACTTTCCTTTGCATATAGAGTCATTGATTGAAAAATGTCCAGCAATTGAAAAACTGTGTGTGCCACTATCAGATTTTGTAGAATCTGAAAAGCGTACAAAAACAAAAGGAACTTTGGAACATCGACAATTCAGGATTATTTTAGAATTTATCC